AACCTTTCCCCCGAAAATGCGGCCATATCATCATCGCCAGCACCCAAGTCTTCATGCTCAAGATCTTGGTCCGGGTACATCTCCCTAAGCTCTGAAAGGGTTTTCAATACCCTGTGGCAAACAAATCTAGCTTCCTGTATATTCTTAGCTTCTCTGCTTATCAGAAACTCTGATGGGGGAATATTTTCAATCTTTATCTTTCCTGTGTAGCCGCCCCGACGAATCACAACATCGTGCAGCATCTGACCACCCATAGTCTCTTCCTGCTCATAAGCCCCCGGCATCTGAACAACAGACTCTGAAGCATATTCAACATCCTCATACTCTGAGTGTTCTATAACCTCTACGTCTGGATCGGCTAGAAGGGATTCAAATTCCATCTCATTGAGCCCCCTGTACTCCTCTCGGTTCCACTCTTCGTAGTCATCCCACCATACTTTGACTATGCCGTTCTTGCTAAGCAAAGCATCAGTGAACCACGAGTAAAGAATCTCCCAGCCCGGATTGTCTTTTGTAAAGACGTAATTAACGTAGTCCGTTGCTTGGTCAGCCATGGCTACGTCTTCCGGGCCATGAGGGGAGAATTTAACCATCTCATCACCAGAAGCAAACACTCGCATCAGTGATGGCTTAATCCACTCAATCGTGTCCTGAACCGTGGAATCAACATACTGGCTTCTTCCATCCACTTCATTACCAAAGGGCAAACCATAATAATACTTCATAGCTTGCTCACGTTGATGGGAGATGGTATCCCCCATATAACCTAGGGAGTCACTAATCTCGCCCCTAATTCTGGTTATCAGTTCTTCTTCAGTTAATTTTTCAGCCATTAAATAATTCCATAATTCTTGTATTCAACATCTTTCGTCCACGTGGGGTCGGACCCTGAAACAGCAAACCTCAACGACATCGCGGCGTATCGGGTGGCGGACATCAGGTCATCACGAATGGGAACGATCTTACCTTCCTTTCTATGATACATCCTGAACTCCTCCCACCAATCACCAAGAGTTGAAAATACTTTGAATTTATCTGCCTCCATTCTCTGCAGCAGGGCCATAATACCCTCCTCGACAGAGTTGCCACCTTTTTTTTCTCCAAGCGCGGGAGGGTTCTCAAAGTGGAACGGTAAAAAGTTGCACCCATGATTCCTGTATTGATCAGCTAATCCGGGGTTTCCCATACTATCTCGTCTATTTCCATCATGTGGCCATGATATGGGTATAAAGGAGGGGCGAGTCTTTATAGTGGCAGCGTGTACCGCCGGTGATGCTTTTGACAGCCGGTAGCAATCGTACACGTACACCACGTCTTCTTCTGTGTCATGCGCTATCCACACGCAAGCCGTCGGGTGGTCAAAGCCAAAATCTATGCCACATATACGTGGCCAGTGATCCTGTATCTGAATTGGATCAATGATTAGCTTTTCTTCCATCACGGGGAACACAAGGCCACTACCAATGCTAGGACGCCCATACCGACGCATCTCGCGCTCATGGGGGCTATAACTGCTAAGAATCTGCTCCATGATGGATTCGTGTAGATGCCCACGCTCCCCATGCATACTCATTACAGATTCTGAAGCATCATCCCAAGTTGCATTAACTAGCGCCTGACCGGGCTTTATACTGTTAATAAAGCTGGCCACAGTCTCCGTCATGCCGCGCTCCGGGGTAAACGTCATGTAGACCATACCACGGCGGTCAAGAGTTCTCGTGACGGCTTGGCTGTACAGCTCGCGGCTAGGCTCTTCGTCAAGCCACACACAGTCCACGCTACGACCCTGCCACTTCTCTATACCCATCTCATAGGCTTTAAAAAATAAAGAAGAGTTCCCTCCACTAACGTGCTTGATCAGAGCTACCGATTTGGCGTTAGGGACACCCGGCTTACGTTCAACCTTTATTATTAGATTTTTCGGTATAGCACCGCTGCCAAACGCGTCGGGGTCATCAGGGGAACCCAATAACTCATACTGCACAATATCTCTGGTGGTTTCATTACTCACACCACCGGCCCACGCAACAATAGGTTGCTTGTAACGACGGCCATTCCACCAAGATGGATAAAGCCCAGTTACATGGTAGGCCATCTCAGCAGCACCGCAGTAGGACTTGCCTATGCGGTTAGCGGCCATCAGGAGCCGTTGATTAGCTTCGTGGCCTGTTTCGTGAAATCTTTGCTGGTAGGGGTAGGGATCGTAATAATCGAGCTTGTTGAACCGCTCTCTTTGACGTAATTCCCTAGCGACCTCTACCGCTCTTTCGAGTTCTGTCCTTGTACCCAGAGGCGCGGATGGCTGCTGCTTGACGCTCAGCACCCGCTCTAGTTGCATAGCATTTTCCTTTTGTACCCCACTTGTATCCTTTCTTGCCAGATGGCAACGAACATCGTTTTATCGGCATTAGTTCACCAATTCGGGTATCTGACTGGTATCAGAAGTTCCTATTAAAGCCTCCAGTTCACGTTTTAATTCATCCGTGGACGATTGTTCCACGTGTGATATTTCCTGCTGGATTCGATCCGCTGGCTTCATACCGGCGCGATCCAGTACATCTTTCACGGCACCCAGACGCACAGACTCTGACTCAGCCCCACTGATGAGACTCTGGAGCTGTGCTATGGCACCGGGCACACAATCCTGTAACATCTTCTTCTGACGCTCCCCGATCTCTTTACTAAACCTGTTCTTTAGCTCGTAGCCACGCTGCTTGGGCGACGAGTAACCAGCGGTACTGGCAGCTTTAGCCGCATTACCTGTGAGGCAATACTGCTCGATAAAGGTGTCTTGCATTTCTGTTCTCATTCGTAGTATTCCATCCCCATTATCCCCGCAGGTACTCCAGCAGCCATTCCACGGCTAGCAAGAAAGGCCGGTGAAACAGAAGAATCAAGAGCCAATAAAGAATTAATGAGTTCTCGCTCTTTCTTTGATAAGTAGCTTGGGGCTCCTCTATCTGTTTTTGCATCACTTTTTCTAGTCCTGACAGTTCTCTTTCGTGTCACAACCGCGTCACCCTCTTTTACCTCTTTGGGTGGTTTGGTATATTGTTTTGGTTTGCTTCTTGACTCTTTAGTTCTCCACCCTATTTTTCTGGATGTTGACCCTATGCCCACAACTGCATCGCTGGCACCGGGGATTCCCACCCCAAATATATCCTGTTTGTCCGTTCCAAAGAATTTAGCTGTACCATCATCACCAAACTTTACTATGGCGTTAAAACCTCCAAGCAGGTAATCAGATTTACCGGTGGGAGTGAATTGGAATAAGACGCCATTTGACCCATCCACTATTTTAGATGGGTTTAAGGCAATCATAGAAGACCAGTTAGGATCCCAATCATCCAGAGCCTTTATAAAGTCTTCTCTGGTTCTAAGCGGCTGACCGGCATCTTCATAAAATTTTGATAACTTACGCAGGGTATTATATTGCCTACTTCCAAATATATCCCTATGACTGTTTCCCGCACCCTTTGTGCCAACCTTCTCAGCGTAAGCCACACCGCCTGTGCTAGACTTCATCGGACCCCACGCAGATTGTGACATATCGAATATAAGGTCTGAATCCACATCATCAAATATCTGAGCGGAATTTGTCCTATCGAATGTGGTCACATTCTTAAAATGAGCTTGGTACCAGTCCTGCAGGGCTTTGTTTGGTGTGCCCCTCATTTGGTTGTGGATCACGTTCTGGTTGAGCTGACCAGCCATCTGACGGGCCATATCCCTACGTGCGTCAATTATTTCCTCTTGTCTAGCAGGGGAAGCATTTTTCCACTCTCGACCCAAATCATCATATACCTTTAGGTTATCCCGTAAAACGTCATACGTGGCAGATGAGAGGCCCTGAGAGGCTCTTGCTGACCGTGTAGGCGATGCTACCTGTTTGGCTATATCAACCGGCAACCTAGCTACATTAGCACCAGCCGCTACAGCTTGGTTGGCTCCGGGCCCATAAAATCCCTTAACGAAATTACGGATATTATTAACCCCTAACTTTAACGCTTGAGGGCCACCAAGACCAGCAAGATCCAGCAAACCCATAGCATAGTCCCCAACACCGGGAGAATCTTCTGGATCGGCTGCTTTAGAAACAACGTCAGCAATTCCAGATGTTAGTAACCTTGGGTCGCTAAAGGACTCTATAGAAGCTGGAGAGCGAAAATCCGGTACACGAGACTGGGCGTCCTCATATGTGAGGTTTCTACGACCCTCTGTGGTCATACCCGCGTCAGTCAGAGTACCATATATGGCTTCTCTCACAGGCTGATCCTTAAATCTAGGTACAGCTTGATGACCAGACTCCCACGCTTGCATCAGCTCAGGAGATGGCCAACGTCCATAACGCTGATAGTATTCTTCGGGGGTCATATTAGTGTAATCTTATATTAGGTAAATTACCCATCGCTTGGAAAGTACAATATATATACTTTCAAGAATTAAAAGGGGGGTTGTACCCCTCTCTCTCTGTCTCTTTTCTGCAACAACCTCTCCGACTGTGGGGTTGCCTTGCATTTAACATAACATTGGTTACGCGAACCATTCTATTATTGTGGTTTTGGTTCGGTAGTTTGAACCGGTTAAACTGACCGAACATGGCCCCGAACCGCGAACTATAAAACCGCGAACCGATAGACGCCGTGCGGGTGTGGGCAGAGCCCATCTTTTAGCGGCCACTAGTAGTACTTGCAATCTACAGCCGCTGGCCTCATACTAGCCACGTTGAATCAATTCACTACAACGGAGCGCTAGCAATGCAAAAATGTAAATACTGCCACGACAACCTACAACGGGGCTGGAATTACACGCCCGACATGGGCGAACAATGCCACTATTGTTTCTACGAAATCGACGACGATTTGAAATACATCGATCAAATGGAATTCAACGAAGAAATGGGCCGGCCAGATAAAAAGCTGGCTAGAGCATACCAACGATATTTGGAGGGCTGATCATGACACTATTCAATACCAACGAACTACGGCCCGAAATAGCGGCCATTGTCGAATCCGATAAGCTATTCACTAAACTACCGACTAGCTTGTTATCGGTATCCAGCGACGCCAAAACCGTCAAAGGCGAAAAGCAAGGCGTACTCACTGGTATTCTCTATTTGTCGCCAGCCGACATGATTTCGGAGCGCCTCAATTTATGCCCATATGCTGGAATTGCTGGCTGTAAAACTGGTTGTCTTAATACAGCCGGTCGTGGCGCATTTTCTAACGTACAACGGGCCCGTATTCGAAAGACTCTATTCTGGCTACAGCATCACGAATCTTTTATG